GGACGTTGATGAAGACGAACTCACGACGTACCTCACCGCCAAGGACGGCACGGTGAAGCCCCTTAGCGGCGTCGTATTGAAAAACAACTCCACGAAGTTCTACACCACGCCCGACTCCCTCTTTCGCCTGACCGACTTCTTCGAACATTGCGGCATCGACCAGGATGGCAAGACCATCCGGCAGTGTTTGTCGGAAACGCCGAATTGCTCCGTGAAGATCACCATCGGCCACGTCGCGTCGCAAGACGGTGAGCAAATCTTCGCCGAGTTGAAGAAGACCATGCCGACGGAGTGATCACAATGACCGAGATGACCCGTGAAGAGCACCTCGCTTGGTGCAAAAAGCGTGCACATGAGTACCTTGAACGAGGCGACACTGCAAACGCCATCGCCTCGATGATGTCTGACCTGAACAAGCACCCTGAGACTGCGATTGGCTCTGGAGGAATCCTCAGCCAAATGGGTCTCATGGCCGCAATGTCGGGCAGCCATGATGAAGCCCGCCGGTACATCGACGGGTTCAACTAATGTTCCCTTGGCCCCAGGCATCCCGCTTGGGGCCAACCCCCCTTTGGAGTCCACCTCATGAAAATGCCCCCTCTCGCCACGGAGCCCTTCGATGTCAATACTCTGGCGCCCGATGAAACTGCCCCCGCGGAAACCCTACACTCATTTGACGACCTCCGAAATCGAGACATTTTTGCGCCTAAGGGCCGAAGGCCAGGGCCCAACGGCGATCGCCAGAGCCCTCAACCGGCCCACACGAACAATTCAAATCTGGTTCACCCAACCCACACTCCGGATGCGCCGACGGTTGCTGAGGATTCAATCAACCCCGCGCACTACCGCAAGCATCCTAGCGGGATCGAGTGCATCGAAGTCACCAGACATATGAACTTCAACACAGGGAACGCGGTGAAGTACATCTGGCGGTACATGGACAAGGGCGATCCCATTGAGAACCTGAAGAAGGCCCAGTGGTACATCGACGATGAAATCCGCCGGTTGCAGGGGATTCGATGATGAACGTCGGAACCAAATCAATTCTCTTCGGCGCCCACCAGTTCGCCATTCACCCATGGTTCGTAGCCGCTGCCTGGACCAAACTCTATGGCTTCCCACGAGACCCACGACTATGGGTGGCCTTCTTCGTTCACGACATCGGCTATTTCGGCAAACCCAATATGGATGGGCCTGAAGGTGAACAGCATCCACACACTGGCGCCAACATCATGCGGCTCTTCGGTCAGGAGTGGCATGACTTCACCCTCTACCACTCCCGCTTCCTCGCAAAACAAGACGGTCGGCACTTCTCTAAACTGTGTGTGGCGGACAAGTTGGCCATCTGTCTCACTCCGGCTTGGCTATACTTGCCAATGGCACGAGCCACAGGGGAGATCAAAGAGTACATGAAGGATGCGGCCGTTGGTCAATATGTCTCAATGAACCTTGCCACCACCAATGAACGTGCGTGGTTCGAATCGGTCAAGGTCTACCTTCGCAAGTGGGTCGAAGAGCACAAAGACATGCGAGAAGATACTTGGACGCCGGTGAAGAAGGAAGTCCTCGACGAACACGGCGTATGGAAATGAAGCCCCTATTCCTCCTCGGCGAAGCCTGGGGCGAGAACGAATCCCGAACCCACGCCGCGTTCTGCGGCCACTCCGGCCTCGAACTCCTACGGATGCTCCAAGATGCCGGACAACTCCAACTTACCTCCGCCGATCGGGGGTTCATCTCGGACTTCTACCGCCGCGGCGACCCCCAAGCCATCAACTCCATCTGGCGGCTCCACGCCGATGAGTTCTACCGCACCAACGTCTTCAACATACACCCACCCGCAAACAGGTTGGAGTACTTCTGTGGCCCTAAAGAAAGCCGACTCCCGGGCTATCCTCCACTTCTGCCGTCGAAATATGTCCAAGCCCGGTATCAGTCTGAGTTGGATCGTCTTGGCGATGAGATTCTGGCCGTTGATCCTAATCTCATCGTCGCTCTGGGCAATTGCGCTCTATGGGCTTTATGTGGCCGTACGGGGGTGACGAAGCTACGGGGGACCACGTGCGAGACCACACACTTGGTCAGTGGCTTCAAGCTCCTGCCGACGTATCACCCCGCGGCGGTGCTTCGCCAGTGGGAACTCCGACCCACAACCGTCATCGATCTCGCTAAGGCCGGCCGGGAGATGGAGTTCCCAGAGGTCCGGCGCCCGGCATGTGAGATTTGGATTGAACCAACCTTGGAGGACATCAATGAGTTCACCGAACGATATATCTACGGATGCTCCATACTTTCTGTCGATATTGAGACAAGCGGAAGCCGGATTACTTGCATCGGCTTTGCTCCATCTCAAGACCGGGCAATCGTTATACCATTCGATGACGAAAGAACAAAGGGAGGAAACTATTGGCCTGATACAGCGGCTGAGTGCAGGGCTTGGCGATGTGTCAAAGATGTTCTCATTAATGGATCGATTCCAAAGCTCTTCCAAAACGGCCTCTACGACATCGCCTTCCTCTGGCGGGCCTACGGAATCGGAGTGATGGGTGCCACAGAGGACACCATGCTCCTTTCGCATGCGCTTCAGCCGGAGTCGTTGAAGGGACTGGCGTATCTTGGTTCAATTTTTACCAACCACGGCCCTTGGAAGTCAGAACGAAAGGTCGAAACCATTGGGAGGGATAAGTGACCTATTCACAAGCTGTACGATGGGCAGCTAAGGAAGCGCCGGATAACAATAAGGTCGCGGAACTAATTGCCGCGTTGTATAACAGACCGATAGGTGTAGTGAAGGCTCGCATTAAGGAACGTACAGAGTTAAAGATCATCGATGGGCGCAAATGGCCCGCATAATCAACACCTCCACCATAACCCCCGAGGAAATCCATGACCAATGGACAAGAGATCAAATCTACAATGGACTTGACTGTTGTGTCACCGCCGAGTGCCTCGAAGCAATGTTACCCCAACTGGATCGCCATACCAGTGCAACATATGACTTTAGCCGAGCACTCCAGGCTCCAGCGCTCGAAATGTCACTGCGGGGAGTACGTGTGGATCGTCACCGCTTGGGGGAAGTTATCGACGACTTCTACGACAAAATCGACTTCCTCGAACGAAACCTCTCCCGCATCGTCCTCGAGGGCGTAGGCCTCCCGGGATTCAACTGGCGCTCGCCAGATGACCGGGCCCTCCTCTTCTACGACCGCCTCGGAATCCCACCCATCCGCAACAAAGGCCGCCTCACTACCGACCGTGCTGCGCGTGAGCGGATGGAATCCTACACCATCGCCAAGCCCATCATCACTCACATGAACGCAATCGCCGACCTCGCCGAGAAGATCAAGAAGCTCAAAACAAAGGTAGACCCCGATGGACGAATCCGAACCTCGTACAACATCGCCGGAACTTCAACTGGCCGCTTTAGTTCTAGCTTCAGCGCTTTTGGAACAGGCGGCAATTTACAGAATGTGGAGGAAAGTCTTAGAAGCATTTTCATCGCCGATCGAGGGATGAAGTTTGCGAAGTGCGATGCCAAGTCGGGTGAGTCCTTCGTGGTTGGTGCAATAGAATGGAACCTGTTCAATGACCAAAGATACCTGGAAGCCTGCGAATCTGGAGACCCTCACACAGCAGTTGCTAGAATATGCTGGCCGGAACTGCCGTGGACTGGAAACCTTAAGTTGGACAAGCAAATCGCCGAACGGCCATATTACCGCCACTATTCATATCGATTTATGTGCAAAAAGCTTGGCCATGGCTCCAACTACGGCGGCCAACCCGACACCCTCGCCAAGCAATCCCGACTCCCCATCGACGTTGTCATCCAGTTCCAACCCAAGTACTTTGGGGCTTTCCCTTCGCACCAGCTTTGGCAACAGCATGTTGATTCCACTCTCCGCCGAACAGGTCACTTGGTTTCGCTCACAGGGCGTAAGCGGTGGTTCATGGGACGCCGCAACGATCCAGACATCCTCCGGGAAGCGATTGCATATGACCCTCAAGGCTCTCTAGCCGACATAGTAAACCGCGCCATGCTTCACATATGGCGCCAGGACTACGTCACTATCTGCATGCATGAGCATGATGCATTGACGTTTCAGTACCCCGAAGAACTCGAAGGCGAAATCATCCCCAGAATCATGGAAGACCTTATAGTAACCATCCCGCTCAAACACGGCCGCGAGTTGCGAATCCCATACGATTGCAAAGTGGGTTGGAATAAAGGGGAATTTGATGCACGATCGAACCCGGAAGGGCTCAAAGACTACACTGGACGGGACCAACGGCGACGGGCGGAGGCGGTGTCCATCCTGGATCGAGTCATTCGTCGAGGCTACGGATAACCTCGAATCGCCGACGCTATTCCGCAAGTGGGCCGGGATATTCACCATTGCCGCCGCGATGGAGATGAAGTGTGGGATGGTCTCGGCGGGGTCGCTGCTCTACCCCAACATGTACATGTTCATCGTGGGGCACCCTGGGGTCGGGAAGACCCGCATCATACGCGCCGCGAAGAAGTTCATGGCTGAGATTCATGAGTTCCACTTCGCCCCCACGTCCCTCACAGCGGCGTCCCTAGTGGATAAGCTTCAGGCGAGTAAGAGGTTCATCCCAAGGCTACCCGATCCGCCTCTGGAGTACTACAACACCGTCATCACCGCCGAAGAGTTGGGGGCGTTTATGCACGAGTACAGCGCCCAGATGATCAGTGTTCTGAGTCACTTCTACGACCCCGATCCATACGAAGAGGAACGGCGCGGGCGGCCGGAGAATAAGATCAAGATCGCACGGGGGCAGGTCAACCTGATCTCGGCCACCACGCCCTCCAATCTGCTTTCCATGATGCCTGAGTTCGCATGGGACCAAGGCTTCACCTCTCGGATCATGCTTGTGAACTCGGACGAACGCATCGTTGGGGATGACTTCGCCGAGAAGGAAGTGCGGCCGAATGAGGACCTCATTCATGACATTAAGATGATAGGAGCGCTGAATGGCGAGTTCAAGGTCACCTCGGAGTTTCGCAATGCGGTTAATGATTGGCGGGCGCTGGGTGAGCCCCCTGTCGTCAACCACCCAAAGCTTCTGCATTATAAAACGCGAAGGCGCGTTCACCTGTATAAGCTTGCCATGGTGGCCGCTGCGGATCGAAGCGACGTACTTCTTCTCACGAAGGAGGATTTCAATCGGGCTATGGGTTGGTTACTTGAAGCCGAGCAATCTATGCCGGATATTTTCAGCGCCGGCTCAACGGGAACGGATGCTCGCGCGATCGATGAGATCAGTCACTTCATCCACACCCTCGACAAGGGCGATGGAATCCCCGAGCATCAAATCGTAAACTTCGCTCGGTCGCGGGTGCCGATGCATTCTATCCTGCGGGTGATCGAGATTATGGTCGCCAGTGGCCAGATCACCAACAAGGGCATTGATCGGTTTGGGCATCGGTGGTTCAAGGCCGTGCGGCAATAACGTTAATCAGCAGTTAAGGAGAATATCATGAAACGTCTCGCCATAATCTTGCTGTTTGCAACGCCAGCATTCTGTCAAGATAATAAGTTCACGCAGATAGAGTCACGGGGATTGCACATTCGCGACCTTCCACTCACAATTGAGTACTATAACGGAACAGAATGGCAGCATTCACACTCCACTCCAGAAGGCAATGGTACGCCGTTATTCAGTATGGGGAAGGAAAGTTGCGCACTAGGCCCGATGAAGGTGTTCAATCCGTTGGACAAGGATCATCCAGTTGCATGGGAACTCTCAGCTGGAGCCGATTACCCATCCGGATGCAGCAAAGCAAAGCCCTGACTTTCCTTAACATCACATTAGCGCTGTGGGAACGCGCCCTCGCCCCCAAACCAATACCACCGGCCCTCTTCATACTCCCCCGGCTTCGCCAGGATGTTTCCGTGCCAACGTTCTTCCTGGCCGTCTTCATCCCGAACCAACTCGACTTCGGTGATGCCGTTGTTCTGGCGGACCTTCACACAGAGCCACTTCTTTCTGGGGTGGGCCATCTTCGATCCTATCGGTGAATCACAGCAAACACAGCCACGCCCGTGGTCACTGCCCAAGCAATGGCGCCTACAATCAACCACACCCCGCGATCCTTTCCGCGGCTTTCTTGCAGTGAGAGCTTAATGGAGACCAGTTCCTTGTCAATGGCGTCGAGCCTAAACTGCGTCTGGTCCTTCTGTGCGAAGTTCGCCTGTTGGTCGTTCGTCGTCGCACGGAACTCATTCAACAGGCTAAAGCGCTTATCATCCGACTTCTCAGCCTTCTCAATCGCCTTCTCACTGGCGGTCATGGCAATGGCCGTCGCTTCCTTCAAGGACTTTATGGCATGATCCACATAGACCTCGAAGGAAGCGAACGTCCAACCTTTGGGATTGTGCGGCGATGCACTCACCCTTAGTCCTCACTAACTCCGCCTCTGGGACTGGGCCGAATGAACCCCTCCCAGCGGCGTAACCCTTCGACAGTACGCTGAAGCATTGTGAGCTGTTCACGTAGGTTCTCAATGTGGGTCTCTTGCACAGCCATCTGCGTGATGACCTCCGCAAGCTTTTCGAGTTCCTCGCTCATTTTGTCCATCTGTGCGGTTAGCGCTTTGTTGCTCCAATCATTCTTCAGAACCATAACGTAGACGCCACCCAGGAACACAATAGCTTGCACTCCCAGGCCAATATAAACGTCCAAATGCTCCATGACACCCTTCCTCCCACCCACCACCAAAGGGGTTAGGTGGTTACAGCCGGCTTTGCCCCGCCCGAGTTCACAAGGGCGTTGACCTCGGAGAGGATCGGCGAATTGGGCATCCCCTGGGTGATGTGCTGAACGAACTCCTCGCCAATCTGCCAGATGCTGCTGTAGTTGCCCGCAGAGATCGCGTTGAGGGCCTTCTCGATGTCGGGGAGGATCAAGGGCAGGATGGTCTCCATGGGAACGGTCACGGCGGCTGCGCCCGGGACGAAGATCGAAACCCCCGAGAGGATCGGCCCTTCGACCTTCGCGATAGCCTCGACGACCTTCTCGGCAGTGGCAGCCGCAGTGGCAACGCCAGAGGTTCCAGTGGTGGTGATGGTGGTATCAGTCATGATGGTCTCCTTCACAAGGGGTTGTCAAACCACGATACTTCCGCTTCACGCCGGGCGGTAAGCCCAGAGTTAACGACCCCGCCCGCGTGGTTATAGAGCAGGATATCCGCTTTAACTGTGGCCCACTTCGCGGCCTTCACAGCCGCACCGAGGCTTTGGGTTTCCCATCCCGAGCCGGCGTTGTAGGTAAGGTCGACGAGGGCTTGCTGGATGCCGATGGGTGTGCCCACGGGAATGATGGGCTTCACGAGCGCCCAGGCCTTGTCGATCTCCACCGTGAGCCGGGCCTCGGCTTCGGCTTCGGTAATGACCTCGGTTGGGGAGTTGGCCTTGGTGCCGTAGCCGATGGAATATTGCTTGTAGTCCCACTTGGCCTTGGGGGTGAACCCTTCTTCCTTCTTGATGAAGTTCACAAGGCCTTGGTCGACGATGTCGACGGGTTGGGTGGAGATAGGCGGGGCCACGGTGTGCACAGCCGGAGGTGCCGCGGGTGGAACGGATGCCGGAGGCAGGGCTTGCGGTGTGGGTGCTTGGGGCACCTCATGCGCCGCTGGGCCATACTTCGCCAAGAGTTGTGCCAACGACGCCATCGCCCCCATGGACTTAAACGCCAGCGCGAGGATACCAAAGGCCAGGGTAAGGACCCCAGCGAACATCAACCCAATCAAATACAACAGCAGTGTCGGAACCTCAGTCATCATCATCTCTCCACTCGTTTGGTTTGTGCGCCGGAAATTACCCCGCGGAAGACGTCCCCTGCGGACCTCGGGTGTTGAATGTCGTTATAGACGTCCATGCCATAGCGAATGGCGGTGCCGATGTGCTTGGGGCCCATCCCAGTGGTGTCGCCGAAGACTGTGACCGCGTCTTGAACCAACTTCCCGGCGTTCTGCCTATCCACGGGGCGATGTTTGGTGGCGTCACCCACAAGGCGCTTAATGTCATCCAGGGGCGACCCCAACAGCCCAACCTGCGGATCGCGGCCGTGTGTGAGGCCATAGACCATATCCCGAAGGCCGATGAAAGTGGAGGCGGCGGTGCCGAGAGCAAAGCTCAAGGCGTGGGTTCCCCATCCCCTACGGTCATCGGTGAACATCCCCGTTACAGCTTCTTCTACAAGACCCGGCCAGATGACGTAAGTAAAGAGGGATGACATGATCTGCGGAGCGGCCTTTGCCATCCCAGAGATGTCTCCCTGTCGGCCGAGCTTGTAGGCGTCATTGACGTCATGGGCGATCTCAATCCGCCGCTGCATATTGGTGCCGAAGAACCCGTAGATGGAGGTAAGCCAAGGGGCCAACACACCCTGGGTGGAGACAATCTGGGGTTGGTTCACAACATTGGTTGAGCCATGCGCTCGGCGCACAGCGCGGTTCGCTAGATAGGTGGCCTCGCCATGATCCGGGTTCTCTGCGAGGGCATCGCGATACGCCGCCAGCCATGTGGGCTCGGCCGACAACAAGTCCGACCACGCCACGCCCTTCGACCCATACTGCGCGATAGTGTTCCGAAGGGTCGACTTCCCCGTCATGATGTCGTGTTGTCCCATCATGGTGTTGAGGAAGTTCCGATCCCGTTGTTGGATTTCCTCACTGTTGTCGTGAATGAACTTCCCGAGGGAATTGCCGAGGTCGGGGTCTCTGCCAAAGAGGTCCATCACTGCGTTGGAGAAGCTACTGGCAGAGACCTCGGCGAAGGTCCGAGCGAACTTCCCGGTCCCGACTTCCTTCGCCGACATCACCGCGGCGGTGGGCCCGTGCTTCATGATCGTGGTCGCGCCAAAGGCGATGTAAGTGGAGACCACATTCTGGCGGAGTTTGTTCGAGACCTTCGACGCCAGGGCCATCGCGTTGGAGTTGTATGAGGCGTTCCCCGCAATGCGCTCCAACCACTTGTCGATGGTCTCCACATACTCCGGGCCGTAGTGATACGAGACGTCCCGCCGAAACCCATTGTCCCGGGTGATCTTAGCCGTGTTCGCCACGAACTGCCGAAAGGCGATATCATGGAGGATTTGATTGAGCTTGATGGGAATCATGTCGGGGTCGAGATTGATCACATCTACGTTTCCGCTTCGGCGCTTGGTGTAGGCGTTCGAGGGCGAGGGCCAGAAGGAATCGAACTTAGGCTTCGATGGATCGTCGGACTGGAGCTTCGACAATCGAGATCGCAGGGGGTCGTAGTCGATGGGATGGTAGTACCCCGGGTAGGTCTTCCCGTGGACCGTAAACGGCCGCACTTGGATGTCCTCCGGGGCCACCCCGTACATCTGCTGGTAGACCGTATCCGCCATCCCCTTGGCCTTGGAGAACATATCCCCACGGGCTTGGGCCCGGTCCCAATCCTCTGAGGTGGTGACCTTTTCGAGCCACGCCCAAAGGACCTTCGGGTCGATCTTCCAACCCTTTGTGAGCACGCGTTCATTGTAGGCATTGCCCATATTCGCCAGAACGGCTTCGAGATTGTGGCGGGTGAATGGAATCTTCTCGCCGTTGTGGGGATCGACGAAGGGACTATCGAGGGTCTTGGTGGGGTCTTTGATCTTTTGGAGATCGGCGGCGACCCCAGCGAAGTCCTTCTCCAGCCGGGTCTTGTATGACCCAGCTTCCATTCCGGGGTAGATGAAGAACTTGGTGAACAGCCCCCTAGGGTCCCGGCCGTCAAACCTTCCAAAGAGGGTCTCGAGGTTGGTGAGCGCAGCCACGTACGTCCGCAACACCCCGGGTTTGGTAATCACCTTCACGGATGGGAACTTCTGGGTCAACTGCGTTCTGGCCTTAGCGAGCCAATCCGCACGGTCTTGCTTCTCCCCAGCGACTTCGATTCGCTGTTCCTCACGCCCAAGGTGTCGAAGGGCGTCGATGGATTGCTTGAGCCCTCGAAACTCGTCCACACTCAAATCGGCAAAGGGTTTGTGGAACTGCGGCTCGAGGAGGTAGTCAGCCACGGGGATGTTGAGGCCTTGAATGGCGTTATCGCGTTCTTTGGTCTCGATGAAGTCCTGAAGGCCCGCGTAGCCAGACTCGGCAATGGCCTTCGCTAGCCCCTGCACCGACATCCCATACGGCCGCTCCACCCGCGAGAGAATGTCCCGCATGTAGATGTTCCAATCGGCGGCGATCGACATCTTCTTCTGCGGGTCCCACTGCTTCGCCAGGGGCTTCACCACTTTATTGAACTTCTCCACATCCCGTTCGACCTTCATGGCCTCCTGGGCCACGGCGAGGGTATACTCACGTTGCTGCGCCAAGCGGAACGCCGTGGCCCAATCCTCCTTCAGGTGCGCCGCCTCAATCATCCGCCCTTGTTGCCCCACCCGGCGCATCAACCGATCCGAGGACACACTTCCCACCGTGGCCTTTCCAAACTCCTCCTTCACCGCTGCGAGGATGTTCTCCCGGGTGGCTGGAGCCTGGCCGATCTTCTGACCGTAGTACAGGGTCTCCTCATGGACCAAGTTCTGTTGGGCTTCGCCAGCGACCTGTTCCTTCACTTGGTCCATGATGTTGTGATCGAGGTTTCCATAGCGCAGTTTCATCTGCCGATCGGTTTCGATGTCGGTGATGCGGGAGACAAAGTCCTTGGAGGACATCCCGGCCATTTGCTTTGCGACGGTGTAGTTGGAGAGTTTGTCGACCATAGCATCGCCAGACCCATACCCAAACATCCCGGCGATGTCATCGGGGTCTAAACCGCCCTTACCGTAGTACTCCGGCGGCAGCATGGCCTTTTGCTTCGGCGTTAGCTTCTCCTCGTCCAACTTATAGGCCTGACCGCGCCGACGACCGTATAGTCCGTCACCAGCCAGAAACAAATCTGTCGCCACATCCGGCCGATTGCGGATGGAGTCGGAGACCTCTTTGCGAACGTCGACACGATTGGATTTCCATTCCTTGGTGAGTTCACGGGTACGCGCAGCGGTGGCGCGTTCGGTGGCTTTGGCGACATCGTCGGCGTGGCGTTCCTGGAGGCGCTTGTCGTAGGCACGAAAGGCAGTGTCGGTCATCCCCAGGGTCTGGGCGCGTTCGAAAGGGCGGGAGCCGCCTTCAGGCGCGCTCAACTTCTCATTGAACGATCTCGAATCAATCGGCCCAGCAGTATCACGAGACCCTACCTCCCCGGTCGACACCTTCTGGAAGATATCTTCCCACGTCGGGGGCTTGCCCAGCATCTGGCCAATGCGTTCGCGGATGGCGTCGAAGAAGGCCCTTAGCCTTTCGAAGATACCCTGCACCTCAGGCGATACCTGTGCCCTGCCATTCTCCCACGCCTTGTAGTGATCGGCAATGGCCTCTTCCAGCTTGAGGGGTAATGCCGCAGCGGGATAGCGATCATGGATGTTGTGTTGATCCATCCAGCCTTCGGAGTTGGCAGCGGTTTCAAGCGTTGCCCATTCATCCTTCTGAAAGAATCCATACTGTCGCAGGTGATGGATGGCTTCGTGGCGGGCAGAGCCGATTGGGTCGGGCCCATCCAGGGCGTAGAGGATCAGTGGATATGCATCTCGTGACTTGAGGTAAACTGCGTTGGCCTGAACGGTTGAGCCTTTGGGTTGACCAGCGATGTCTACACCCACCACCTGCTCAGCAGCTTTGGTGGTGACCTTCTGAGGGACAATCCGGCGCAGTTCGCTGTTGACGTCACCAATCAACTGCCGATCGCGCTGAGTGTTCTCGAAGTATGGTTTGATGTAAGCCCGGAGCTTCGGTGAGAAGGTCTCCCATTGGCCGCCTTGAAGCACACGTTGGAACTCATTCTGGGTTTCAGCAGTCTCCCACCCATTGGGGTTGTCGAGTTTAACCCAAGCCTCCTTCTCAGTACCCGCAGCTTCCCTTGCACCAGAGATACGATATCCGCCAATTTGCTCTGCCTGTGGATATGCGGCCTTGATCTGCCGAAGCATATCTCGCATTAGCGCAGGGCCGAAGTCTCGCGGCCCGAGACCATTGAGTCCTTGCACCACATCGACATAGAGCTTCTTGCCATTCTCGAATGGAGATATCTCCAAGTGCCCAACTTTGTTGCCCTTCTCATCCAGCAGTCGCCACTCATCAGCACCAACTACGTCACCTTGCATAACGGTCGGGCGGCGCTCCATCTGAAGCTTCCGATCCCCAATCGAGAGCATTGGCTCAAGGGCAGAGGCCGCACGAGCCGCAGGGACCTCACCTGGCCCAGGCGTCGACTCAGGCTTCCCTTCATCCATCTCTCCCTGAAGTTTGACTTCGTTCGCCGTCAGGCCCTCGGGCCTAACCCGGATGTCATCCTCGAGGGCCTTCATCACATCGGGGTAGTCGGGGATGTGGGTGAGCCAATCGGCGAGGGGAATGGAGACATCATCTCCAGTCCTTCGCGCAGCTTCTAGCTTCGAATCAATTCCCGGGACCCATCCCAGTAGATTATCATCAGGGGCCGGAAGTTTATCTCCGTAAAGAGCAGCAACTGCATCTCCTCCGATACCGATCTCAGCGTCAGTGTGGTCGGCGATGAACTGGCGGTAGAGGTCTGGACTGGTTGTGCGCTCGGGCACAGCGCCTGCGGCTTTGGTTGCATCCATCAACCTTTCGATGTCTTTGGAATTTTGGTCGGCGCGGAACTTGTCGAGGTCGGGAAGCACTGTGGGCGGCGGCAGCCGGTCGTGTTCGATCCAGGGGATGGCTTTGGCCAGGTGGGCGTTGTGGCTGAGGGCAGCCCCCGCCATTTCGCCAAGGGGCCCGAGGGAAGCCATGGTGGCGGGGTCTTGCACTGCCTGGGCGAGGTCATCTGGGTCGATGGGCGAATCGGCGCCGGTGATGGATTTGTACGCCGCGGCTGCGCCATAGGCAGCGCCGTAGACCCCACCCGACATCATCCGCATCGCAGCTTCGAAGGGATCGGTGACACCTGTGGTAAGGGCCGCTACGGTTGAGGCAATGGGTTGATCCTTCTGGACCTGTGGGTCTTCCCAATCGACCCCGGTCCAATCCCCGAGCTTACCCGAGCCGATGCCGGCGGTGAAGCCCTTGCGGATCGGAAGGGACATCGCCCCGATCTTCGACGAAAGGTCATCCAACACCCCGTAGGAATTGGCGAAGATTTTCGGGACCATCGGATTGGATTGGACGAACGTGCTGAGGTGGGGATTGTTCGCCACGATGTCCGAGGCCATCTTCGCCTTGGTGTTGCGCTCGAACTCATCGAGGTCGG